GTTCGTAAGCAAATGTAAATGGAGTTCCAACAAATCTCATAGTAAATAAAGAAGTATCACTCCAAACATAGATTGCATTTCTACCAAGTTTAGCACCCACGATCCGTGATCCGGCGGCCAATCTCTGTGTACCAGCACTATTGATTGCTGTTGGAGTGTAGTCATTAATATTTTCTTGAGAAGAGAATCTTATAAACATACCATCTTGGGTTGTAGGATCCCCAATCGTAGTCTCTGTTCCAAAAAATACTAAGTGTCTATCCGGTGTTGATACTAACATATCTCTCGATGCTGTCGGTGCACCTGCAATAATTGTTGCTCTATTATCTGTTGCATTAACTGCGTTTGAATCCCATTCGAAACATTCCCCATTAACAATTAAAGCAATTAAAGTTTGGCCTAAATTGTCCAAGGACCATTGACCGGGGTCTGATACAGAATCGGTGTTAGCGGCCGGTGATCCCCATCCTGTGTAAGATGAAGTATTAGTAACTGTAGCGCCGGTGCTATGTGCTGCTCTTGTTGATCCTCTTACCGCTCTAGTAATTCCAGTTATAGTACTTGCTGTAACTCCTGTGTAAGATATTTCTTCAGTACCCACTTGAATATAATTTGTACCTGTACTTGGAAGGCCGATAACACTCGCTAATGTAATAGTTGTTCCACTTCCTCCTGTTCCAAAAGCGTTATCACTTAAACTACCATTTAATGTAGTTGTTAATGCTCCTAAAATATTTCCACCAAATAAAGATATACCCCAACCAAAATCTCCTAATTGTTCTGCTGGTCCCACTGGGTAATACCACTGGACTTTAAATGTTCCTGTTGTACTCGCTGTAGAATTACTTGGCATTGTGATTGTAACTTGAGTTGTACTATCAACTGAAGCAATCATAAATTTTTTATCATCAAAATCTGTTGCTGAAAATCCTGTACCTGCTCCACCAGTAAAATCAGTCATCAATAAAATATCACCTTGTGACATTCCTGCTGTAGTATAAGATCCTCCTGGGAAAGTAATAGTTACTGCAGCACTACCGCTGGTAAAATTACAAGTAAAGGCTCCTGACAAAACTCCAAAGTCTGTTTTAATGGGATGTATATCGTAGTACACTCCCCCTGAATAAATATATAAAATTCTATTAGTTCCGATAGCTGCGTACTTAATAGATGCTTTACTAACAAAATGATGTAAGCCTCTAGTAACTCCCGTTAGTTTACTATCACCTAATTGAGTCCAACCGCCAATTTTTTCAGGTGTACCATATCTAAAACGCACATTCTCACCGCCAGTCCATTGAGACTCGGCTCCTGTAGATGTGACTTGTTTGTTGAATCCTGGTAAAAAACCTAATTTTTGTAGCATATTAAAAAACCTTTATTAGGTAGTATATCAGATTGCTGTTGATTTCAATAGATTTAAAGCAAGGGGATTTCGTGGTGGGTCTCCCCCTACAAGCTTACAGTGTAAGCTATTTTTTAATCTTTGTCAACTTAACACCTTTAAACCAAGCGGGTACGCCTAGCATAGGTCTTTTATCAAGGTAGTTTTCTTTAGCTGTTTTAGAACTAGTTTTGTTATAATGTAAGAATACTTGACCACAGTTCTTACCTTTAAATTCTTCACGCCAATGTTCTAGATCACAACCGGAATAAATTAACATGTCTCCCGGTTCAAGGTCCACTTTAACCCCTGCTTGACCTTGTTTTCCTGTTGGATCAAGATAGATGGGCCACGGCTCACCCCCTAAATTCAACGTAGTAGATATCTCACAAGAGTATCTATCTTTGTGTCGAGCTAGGACATCTCCTTCTTTATAAATTCTTGCATAAGAATAAGTCTCAGATAATTTTATACCTGTGTGTTTTTCCATTACAGGTTTAACTTGCTGTAATAAAGTCTCCATTGCCATATCACTATAATGTGAATAGGTGTTAGGCACTTGTTCATCATTCCATACACCATAATATTCTGTAAATGGAGATAGGTATTTTTGATCAAATAAAAATCTTGCAACATTTCTTTTGTTTAAAAAATATTGATAAACAAACTCTGCAAGTTCTGGTGAGATAGCTGATTTTAGTACTGTATATTTATTTTTCTTGAACGACATTTAATACTCCTTTTGGTATTGCTTGGCAGTTCCAATGTATAAATCTAAACGGATCATAACCCATATCAACAATGTATTGATGTGGCATATATGATGGAAAGAATATCATTCGACCTGGTTTAACTTGATAATTTATTGCTGAACTAGCATAAGTTACTTTTGATTTATCTAACTCTGGTAACAGATTCATTACATTCCCTGCTCTTGGGTCTTCAAATAAAGGTAGTGATGTTTTATCACTAGCTTTTAAAAAATAAAAACCAGAGATATGACCATTCCAATGGGTATGTAAAGTATGATGTCCACCACCTTTTTTAGCAAACTCTTGTACCCACATTTCTGTAGTGAACAATTGATGACCTGACATATCAAAACCCATTTCAATTAATAAATTATGAGATGTTGCACCAATATAATTTTGTAATTCTAAAAAATCAGGATCTCCAATTAAAGATGTAGAATGGAATACATGACCCATGTCTCCTTTATCACCAAACTTTTTATTACGTTTATCAATTGCTGGTTTTAAAGTTTTCTTAGAGTCTTCTATATATTTATCAGATGCATCGTTTAATTTCTTTTCAAACTCTGGTGCATCTGCAAACCAGATAGGACATTTAAAATAATCCTCTCTATTTAATTGAGTAGGGTAAGTAACTTTAGTTGGTTTCTTTATTCTTTTTTTCTTCTTTTTCATATTTCTCCTTTATTGAAATGGGTATCCTAAATTCCAGATAACCAAACTGTTTCGTTCACCACTTTTAACTGGACATACTCTATGCCATACAAAAGAAGGAAATACAACCAATGATCCTTTAGGTAATATCTCTGTACATTTTTTAATGTTAGGTTTTTTATCTGGATCCATGTTTCTAAAATCAAATTCTAGTTCTCCACCTTTATAATCTTTTGGATCTGATAGAGTTACAGTTACTGATAATTTTCTAACTTTTCCGTGCGATGGATCTCCCTGTTCTCTTTGATAAGGTTGATCCCAGCTATCGCAATGCCAATCATAATACTGGCCTTTTTTATATTTTGTAAATTGACAAGACTCAGAATAATCCCAATTAAAATTCCAACCCGCTGCTGCATTTGCTTGATGTATGTAAGGTTGAATTTCTTTATAAACCCATCTATCATTCATCCAAACAATATCTGAATCTCTTTTCTTTTTTAAATCTTGTATTTGTTTTTTATTTAATTTTTTATCACCATAACCACCAGTGACTGCCATTTGTTCTTGAAGTTGTTTTCCATATTTAGAAATATCATCACAAACTCTCTCTGGAATTGCGGATTTAAAATACCAATAATAATTTGTTAAATTCATATGTCTTTATAAAAAACTTTATAAAGAATTTTTATCCAACTGTCAATGTTCCTGTAACTGTAAATGTAGCTACTCCAGCACCACCAGGTGTTGTTGAAATTGTATTTGAACCAGGTGCTACAGATACTGCAGAAATTTTAGCTGCAGGAAATTGAATAATAACGACTCCTGGTCCCCCTTGACCACCACCATTAGGTCCTGAATCACCACCTCCACCACCACCACCTCTGTTTGTAGTTCCAGCTGTTCCTGCACCTGAGGCATTTCCCCCTGCACCTCCTGTTCCACAAGGACTCCCTGCGCCAGCACATGCAACATAACGACCCCCACCTCCACCACCAGCATATGATAAACTTGAACCTGTAATAGAATTTGGTGAACCTGCACCACCTCTTGCTCCTGATGAAGAAGCTTCTCCAGTTGGAGCAACTTGACCTGCTTCTGAAGCTCCACCACCCCCAGAACCTCCATAATTTCCTGTACCTGTGCTTGGATAACCTCCTCCAGAAGTACCTTGAGCGGGACTTGTGGGAGGTGTATTACCTGTTCCTCCCGTTCCACCTTGGTGACCTGTTCCACCACCAGAACCCCCTTGGGAATGACTGGCGTTTGCTTGTGAATTTAAACCACCCTTACCACCGCCAGCGGATGTAATACATTGAAATATTGAAGGAGTACCCGCACCTACACTAGGACCAGTTTTACTTGTTGCTCCACCAGCACCTACTGTAATTGTATAAGCTCCACAATCTAAACTAATTGCAGTTCCCCCTGGAAAAGATGTTCTATAACCTCCTGCACCACCTCCACCACCAACACAACCATAACCTCCACCACCTCCAGCGACTACTAAATAATCAAAAGAGACAGGACCAAAACCTGCTTTAGGCCATGTTCCCTGGGTCTTGGCACTAAATTGACTTTGCATTGACCACACACCACTTGCTTTGTTTAATTCTTTTGTAATTACTACACCCGAACCCCCGGCTCCACCTGAATGTGCTCCAGGTGCTGAAGTTCCTCCACCGCCACCACCAGTATTTGTAACTCCTGCAGTTCCATTACTACCAGTATTTGCTGCTCCACCTCCACCTGAACCTCCTGTTCCTTGAGTTCCAGTTCTTCTTGCTCCACCTCCACCACCTGCAAATACTGAACATGTGGGTCCAATGTTTCCTATATAAGGACTAAAATCTGTTCCAGCTCCACCTGGACCACCACTTGATGGAGGATTACCTGCTGTACCTGCAGCACTTGCTCCACCGCCACCACCACCTGTTAAACCTGGAGGGGCTGCATCATTTCCTCTTCCACCTGGATTTCCTTGTCCGCAAACCCCTGATCCAAAATTAGCTGTTGGATCGGGTGTAGCAGAACTACCTCCGCCACCTGATCCACCAGGTGCTCCTGAAGTTGTTCCTGGAGGTCCACCTCCACCACCACCACCACCTGTTGAAGTAGTAGGGTTAGATGGAAAAGCTGCTACAGAATTAACACCTGCAGAACCTTGTGCACCACCTGGCCCACCAGCACCACCACCTCCAACTGTAATTGTGTAAGGTGTTGCGCCACAAACTGAAATACATGTAACTACTTTAGCTCCACCTGCACCACCGCCACCTGCTACGTGATCTGGAGCAGCAGGTGCACCACCTCCACCACCAGCTCCTGCTATAACAACAGTGTTTAAAAATCGTGTACCTGGTTGTGTAGTTAAAGTTCCTGTTGATGTTTTAGTAGTAA